TTGAAAAAAAGGAATGGATAGCCAAACTTGGCGATGGGAAAGAGGGGAAAGGTGAAACTATCCAATGGGCTTTGAAAGACTTGGCGGAAAAGGTCAATGAAAGCTAAAGATGAAAGTACAAAACGTATTAACCGAGTTATTGAAAGAGAATGTTGGACAGATCACCGGTTTGCCAAAAAATCCTAGAATAATAAAAAGCGATAATTACAAAAAACTCCTTCAAAGTTTAAAAGATGACCCCGATTTTATGAATGCAAGAGAATTATTAGCGGTTGAATTTAATGGAGAGTATGTTGTTTTCGCCGGAAATATGAGGCTGAAGGCTTGTCGAGAGTTAGGATGGAAAGAGATTCCAACTAAGGTTTTTCCATCAGATTTTCCGATTGATAAGATTAAAAGATATGTGATAAAAGACAATGCTTCTTTCGGTGAAAACGATTGGGAATTAATGGCGAATGAATGGGATGCGGAAGAACTTAGCGATTGGGGCGTTGACCTTCCAGATGATTTTTTAAAAAATGAAGTTGTTGAAGATGAGCCGCCGGAAGTTTCGGAAGAGCCAGCAGTCTCTATTTTGGGGAATGTTTATAAACTAGGAAGGCATCGGTTAATGTGTGGGGACTCAACCAAAATAGAAGATGTAGAGAAGTTAATGGATGGTAAGAAAGCGGATATGGTGTTTACTGATCCACCATATAATTTATCATTTAATGGTGGCACTAGGAAAGATAAGTTTGATACTTTGATAAACGATGACATAAGCATAGAAGATTGGGATACTTTCATAGATACGTCTTTAGCGAATATTCTCATGTTTTGTAATGGTGCTGTATATGTCTGTATCGATTGGAGAAACTATTCCGTGGTCTTTCCGAAGATGTCTAAATTATGGAAAATATATAACTGTATCGTATGGGTTAAAAACCAATTGAGTATGGGGATGCGTTATAGATTTAGACACGAGTTTATAATTTACGCAGACAATTCGGACTGGCAAGGAAAGCATTCATTGACTGATGTTTGGGATGAAGATAAAGATGCCTACAAAGAATACAAACATCCTACCCAAAAACCGATTGCTTTAATTGCACGAGCTGTAAATAACTCTAGTAAGATAGACAATATTGTTCTTGACCTTTTTGGTGGTTCAGGTTCTACCTTAATCGCTTGTGAACAAACCAACAGAACCTGTTATATGTGCGAACTGGATGAAAAATATGTCGATGTTATACGGAAGAGGTACTGGATGTTCACTCACGACGGAAAAGAGGATGGCTGGGCGGAAGGAACATTATCAACTTAAAACCTAGATGATATGAAATTCAAAAAAGGGATAATATACAATCCTACTGGTAAGGGCGGTTTCGGTGAGAACCCCCAGAACAGAAGTAATGGTTATTGGAGCAAGGAAACTTCAATCAGTTATCAGTATCAGTTTCTGATAAGATTGGGAGTTAAGGAGTTTAAAGATTGGATTGACAAAAATCCAGAAAGTAAAAGAACAGTTGCCCAGGAATTGGCTTATAAGGCTGTTGTTTCGGCAAGGAAAGATTTAGCATACTTAAAGGAGGTTACCGACAGAACAGAAGGGAAAGCGGTTCAAAGGAATGAAATGTCCGGCTCTCTTGATGTTGGAGTTGACGAGGTGCCGGAAGAATTAAAAAAGGCTGTTCACGATGCTCTTATCAAAAACATTACTAAAAAGCCTGTCGCCAGAAAAAGTCGTTGATGCGAACAGTAAGAGGTTCTTCCTTGATTGGTCAATCAACCACATTGTTACCCCCAAAGGCGAGAAGCTAGACTTTTATAATCACCGCTACCTTCTTGATATCTATAACGATGTTTCTCCTAATATCGTAGTCAAAAAAGGTGCACAGATTGGGGTTTCCACTTATGCGATTAACAAAGCCCTCTGGTTTGCCGATACACACGAAGTTTCAATTATCTACACCATGCCGACTGCCTCCGATGTAAGCGACTTCTCAAAGGCGAGGATGGCACCTGTTATTCAGGCTTCCCCATATCTCCAAAGAGCCGTTGACGGCGGCATAGAACTGAAACAGATAGGCAACTCTTTTGTTTATTTCCGGGGGGCTTGGTCAGAGCGTCAGGCAATTTCCGTTGACAGCGACTTTAACATTCATGACGAGGTTGACTTCTCAAAGCCGGATATTATCAGTATGTACCGGGAAAGGATGTCGCACTCAAAGTTTAAATTGTTTCTGGCTCTTTCTACTCCCACCATTCCAGAATTTGGGATTGATTATCTTTTTAACCGATCAGATAAAAAAGAGTGGTTTGTTACTTGCCCTAACTGTGGCAAAAAACAGATTTTGAAATACCCGGATTCAATCAGGGGCGACACGAAAGAAGCAAGATATGCGTGCGTGCATTGCCTTGCAACAATCACCGATGAGGCAAGGCGGAACGGTGAATGGAGGCGGACAGGTGATAAGGATTGGGGAGTTTCCGGCTATCACATTTCACAACTTATGGCACCGTGGATTTCCGCCACCGAGATTTTACGCAAGGAAGAAGAGGCAAGGATAAGACCGACAGCTCAACTTTCCGGCATCAAGGATTTTTATAATTTCGTTTTGGGTGAGGCGTATGGCGGTGAGAACCAGCCGATCAATAGGGAACTTCTTTTGAGTTGCGTGCAGAATAAGTATGAAATGGAGGAAAAGGAGAGGAACACGATCATGGGTGTTGATCAGGGCGATAAACTCCATGTGGTTATTTTCAAGAAGGAAAAAGATAACTCTTTGCGGTTGATACATTCCGGCGTGTATGACAATTTTGAACAAGCCCTGCCAAACTTAATGGACAAATACGGCGTAACATTTTGCTTGATTGATGCCCTGCCAAACAAACACTCGGCCAGAAAGTTTGCCATGATGTATCAAGCTAAAGTTTGGCTGGTCTATTACAACGAAAATCAAAAGGAATTTATCAAGTGGTATAAAGATGCGGAGAGCAAAGAGTATCGGGTAGTGGTGAACAAAATGGAATCTCTAGACAGAATGGCCGACAAATTTAAAAATCATTCTGTTGTTTTGCCAAGACTTTCTCAGGACTTAGATTTATTTATGAGGCATCTTTGTAATTGGGCGAAGGATAAAGAAGAAGATTCACATGGCAGGGTAACGTGGGTATATAAAAAACTTGGTGCAGACCACTTGGCAATGGCTTGTAATTATGCTATGCTCGGAATTGAAAAACTGTCCACCGGATTTCTTAGGGAACCGAAGGCAGAAGATATACCTCTAAAAGACAGACCTATTACCGCAGGCGTCTTAGAAAAACAATTTTAGGTTTAGACATGAAAAAGAACGGGGAAACAAAAAAGTTTGCGGAAAGAAAGAGAGCGGAGATTGGTGGTTCTGGAACGACCAATTTTCAGGGAACGATTGACACAGAAGAATACATCTCCGATTTAACAGGTTCTACCCTCTACACAACGATTGACAAAATGCGGTGGTCTGATGCTTCAATTCAGGCCGCTTTACTAATGTGCGAACAGCCGATCAGGTCGGCAGAATGGGATATTGAAAGTGCTTCCGAAGATAAAGAAGATACTGAAATTGCTGAATTTGTGAAGAATAACCTTTTTAATGGCCTGACAACTTCTTGGGAGGATACATTGCGTCAAATTCTTCTAATGCAACCCTATGGGTGCATGGTTATGGAAGTGGTCTATAAACTAACCGAAGATGGAAAAATCGGTTGGAGAAAATGGGCACCGAGATTACCGAAAACGATTGAGAAGTGGAATGTTGACGATAATGGCGAACTTGAGAGTATTACACAGAGAACATACAAGGGGAACAGATACATTGAGATCACTATCCCAAAAGAGAAACTGATGGTTTTTACTCACCGCCGGGAGGGGGATAACTATTTAGGCACTTCTATTTTGCGTCAGGCATATAAGCATTGGTTTTTTAGAGATAAGTATTACAAGATTGACGCTGTCGCTCAGGAAAGGCTGGGGATTGGTATCCCCAAGATCACCCTTCCCGATGGCTACACCGATAATGATTTTGATGAAGCCGAGAAAATGGGTCAAAACCTTCGTGGACACGAAAAATCCTATGTTGTAATTAAACAAGGCTGGGAAGTGGAAATGCTTGATCTTAAAGCAAATACACTTAAAAATCCCTCAATTATGCTTGAACATCACACGAGGGAGATTTTAAAATCTGTTTTGGCTCAGTTTCTTGATCTTGGCAGTAAAAGTGTTGGCAGTTATTCTCTTTCAAAAGATCAATCTCAGATTTTCTTGCAGGCTCTTGATGCCACCGCAAAATCAATAGAGGAAGTGATAAACGGCGAAATCAGAAAATTGGTTGATTATAACTATAATGTTGAGGCTTATCCGAAACTAACCCACACCGATCTTGGCATTAAAGATATTAAGGAGTTAGCTGAGGCAATCCAAACTTTGGCAATGGCTCAATTTATCACCCCCGACCCGGAAACTGAAAGTTATCTTAGAAAAACCCTAAAGTTGCCAGAAAAGCCGGAAGGTGAAGAGATGGACACCAAAGAGGAGAAAGAGGAGAAGGAACAAGAGAGGTTTAAAAACCAGCAGGAATTAGCAAAGCAAAAAGCAGACACGTTTAAAAAAGAAAAGTTTTCCGAGGAAAAGAAAAGGGAATTGACGAAGGCCGAGAGAAATGTTCACTTTGACGAGATCAGGGATTACATGGACAAGGCCGAACTTGACTTAAATAGGAAAATGCTTTCTATCCTTAACAGGGAAAAGACAAAACTTTTACCCATGTTTGAAAGTGCGATCAAGCGAAATGATTTCGCTGATCTTCATAGATTGAGATGGACGCTTAAAAGTATTTACGCCCAAATGTTTCAAGAGGAAATGAAAAAACTCTTTGAATTTGGGAAACTAAAATCAAGTTATGAAATTAAACGTCCAGCCCCATCTACAGGTGAGGATATTGTCAGAAGGATAAACGAGAGGGCTTTCTCTCTGGCGAATTTCCATGAAAAGAAAATGATGGAAACCCTAAAGGGGATTGCCGCCGTTGCCATGATGGATCCTCAAGTAATTGATGACGAGGCTGTTGCTAGGGTTAATGCTGGCTTTGACGAATTTGCCAAGCGAAGCGTCCCGGCAACGGCCTCGCTTTTGACTTCTTCGGAGATAAACAATGGCAGGGCGTTCACTTTTGAATCTTTTAAAAATGATATTTACGGTTATCAATGGTCAGCCATTCTTGATAAGCATACTTGCAATTATTGTTACAGCATGGACGGTA